AGGGGCGGTCTACTGCCAGCGGCTGACCGTTAAGTTCGAATCCCATGGCTAGATCGTAGCGGTGGTGGATGCCCGTTTCATAGGTCAGCGGGCGTTGGCTGGGTGAGTACGGCGACGGCCTTGAATAATGTCGCCAACCGTAGTCACACTTATTGAGAACATTTTGGCAATTTCACGTCTTTTAAGTACGCCGCCAAGTGCTCTGATCATTTCAGCATCCTCGTCGGATAATTTCGCCATAGGATGTTTTTCGCCTTGCTTGTTTGGCATTACATAAGCTCTTCGATTTTTTACCTGTTCAGATGCTGTAGCCCAGCAGCAGTTATCAGGCGAGTAAGGACCAGCATTATTTTTTCGCTCTAGGGAATGTTTTGGCGATGGTTTTTCTCCCATGTCTCGCAAAAAAGCTGCAAAATCATTGCGCCATTCATCGCAAACTGTAATACCTCGGGCACCGTATCGTTCGTAATTAGTAGAACTCTGGTTATAGCAACGTGCCTTCATAGACTTCCACGTTATATACAGTGGGTGATTTTTAAGTCCGTGCTTGTAATTCATCGCGCTGTTGCAGGGGGTACATTTTGACCACCGAAACTCATTTCGGCAAAGGCGGCGAAGATGTACGTCTGACCGGATTCGTTGTAATCAGTGTTTGTGGTTCTCACCTTGAATCCATTAGACAAGAAATCTATGTGAGCGGTTGTTGTTCCTTCAGCGGCACTACTGTTTGGTAAGATGTACTTATCGACGGGATTGTATTCATTTCTTGTTGCATCCAAGAGGTACCAGTTCCCGTTCGCTACTCCAGTGGTTGCCTTCTTAAGTAACAAGAACCTAATTTTAAACCCTGTATGCACAAACGGACCATCGCTGGAACCATTGCCGGTGTAGCTGCCGAACTTGCTGTAACCCGCGACTTCGGAGAAGCAGTAGGCGACAAAAGTGTCGGTATTACCGTTTACTTGATTATCAAAACCATATGATGACAATGCATTTGTAAGATTGAGATATAACGCACCATTTGTATAGCTTGTCAAAGTAAATGTGCTTGCGTTAGCATTGACCCCGGCGGTAGTTTGTTTGTGCTGTACGATCCAGGTTCCTGTATTAGTTGCAGTATTATTGACTCGTTTTTTAATAATTACCATGTCCGGTTTAACACCTAGATCATGCCCAACCGTTGCGCCATTTGTGCCGTTCCCCGTATAGGTAACAATCGAGAACCCAGCGGAGGGGTTGGCGCTGACCGTGCTGGTGATGGTGCCTGCGTTGTTGCTTGAGCCAGCTCCGCCTGCGTCCCAGCACCATGCGGCGTAGGTGCCTCCGCTGGCGTTGGTTGCCCCGCCGCCCGATCCACCTAAGTAGGTGTCATTGACAGTAAAACCGTTTGCATCAAAAGAAGAAATAAGATCTGAGGTATTGCCGGATTCAGCATTAGTTGCATTGGAAAATAAAGTCTTACCGGCACCTCGCACTGCATCTTGAAGGACGTGGCTGTTAGTGGAGTTCCTTCGTTTAATCCACAGAAAATCAGGTTGAAACCCGAGCAACGTAATGCTTTGATTTGATGCGGCGCCGGAATACGCAACCACGTCCATGTAACTGCTCGGCTTCTTAATCGACGGCTCGGGCAGGTTGGCGGTGTTCAGTGCCTTGTAGCCGGTCGGTGGGGTGTACGCAAAGGCGCGTTGGCCGAAGTTAAATACAGCAGATTGTGTTGTCCCTGTGTTTCGATAAATGGCAATAGCAGGATAGTATCCAGCAGGCAGGTTGTAGTTTAAGAGATCCGTGTAAGCTGCACCCTGCGAAACACCATTCTTATAAAAAGTAATCGATCCGCTGTCTGCATCGAGAGCAACGCCAATAACATCATTGGTTGTCCACGTTGCACCATAAGCGGAATAGGAGCCGCTTCTGGCCTTGTACGCATTATTTGTATATGCAAAGCCGCCGTTAAAGGCGCCTATGCTTGTTGCATTTGGGTATATGGCCAGTGTTTGAATAATTCCCACCTCCATCCAAGTTCCTGCTGAGGTGGAGATGGCTGTAGGAGTGATTTCCCAATAAAACTTGCCCGCAGTAATTGCTTGTGTCCCAGCGGCACCTACAAAAAGGTTTGAACCGGCTGCAACAGAAACCTCTAGATTTCCATTCGTTGCTGGAATTAAATAACCTGTATTAGCGATAATCGGATTCAACGTACACCAGTTCGTCGTCGGCGTGTCGCTCAGGACATCATTGCCTGCACCAGCAGTGACGCTGAAGGCATTGGGCGTCCAGTTGTTGCCGTTGCCGCTGTAATCTTTGCCAAGCGTGGTGGCTGTGGTGTTGCTATTATCCGCGAACGTCAGATAGAAGCCGTTGGTGCCGTAGGATCCTGCGTAACGCTTCGGAATCCAGGCGCCGGTGTCGGGGTCGGTTTCACCGAAGGATGATGGGTCAAGGACAGAGCCGTCGATAGCGTGAATCTCCGCCATGTAGCCATCGAAGCCGTAACCCGGCGATCCTACATAAAGCAAATCACCGATCACATTGTTAGAGGTGCTGTTCCATAAACAATCAAAGTTAGAGCTAGGATCCGTTGAAGCAGAAAAAGATGTTATCTCTTGATTGTTTACATAAATCCGCATCCGCTGTGAAGCAGTCCCGGAGGGGCTATTGAATACAAAAACAAGGTGATACCAAGCACTCGCATCTCGGAAGACCTGAGTGCTGTTTCTGTTGTAACTATATCCTGTTCCGTTCCAGTAATACCACTGCAGTGTGTCTGAGCTAGTAAAAAACGCCTCAAAATAAGAATTAGGACCTGTATAAGATCCAAACAGACGGGAACTTTGTCCGAGTTTTCCCCGCTTAACCCACATTGAAATGGTATAGGTGCGCCTGTTCCCCGCACTCGCCGGAGTCCGATTGAGGTACGCCGAATCCGCCGAGTTGAACCGCAAGCTCTGGTCGATCTCGTACGCCTGTGCGCCGCCAAACAGCATTAAGTTGGCAGATCCGGGGACGCCCATTAGCTGAAGTTTGCGATCAGTTGTGCTTGGATGCTAGTCGTAGTCCGCACCGTATAAACCAGCAGATCCACCGCGTTGGCAGTTGTCGTCAACGTTGGCGCCGTACCAGTAGGAAAATCCCAGTAAGTTCCAAACGCAAGGGTCCGGCTGCCGGTGCCATCCTGTGAAATGAAGATCGCACCGCTTTGTCCGGCAGTGATGTTGGTTGGATTTGCCAGCGTGCGGTTGCCGCCCAAGGTCACGCTGTAATTGTTCGCCAGTGCAAAATCCGGGGTGATGGTGGCACCATCGGTCAATGCAGTGATTGCGCCGCGTTGTGCTGCACTGAAGCTCTGCGCCAAGCTCAGCAGCGGCACCGTGCCAGTGGCATCCGGGAAAGTAACCGTCCGGTCAGCCGTGGGGTCGGTGACTGCCAGCGTGGTTTCAAAGCCATCTGCTGTGCTGCCTTCAAACGTCAGCGAACCAGCAGTGCCAATTTCAAGGTTGCCGGTGACTGTGCCCCCAGCCAGTGCCAAATAAGTGCTTGCAGCAGTAGCACCACTCAGCAAACCCAAGTTGGCGCTAGCAAGCGTTCCAACAGTGACGAAAGCACTGTTTGCTGCATTGCGGATTTTTAGCAGACCCGTCGTTTCGTCTGCCCACCACTGATACGCATACGTGGTAGCCGGTTCGGTGGCACCACTGTTATTGGTCGAGATCGCGCCTAATACACCGTTGAGGTCGGAGCGAACGGCCGATCCTGTGCCGTTGGCTATGACGTAATCGTGCTGTGCCACAGCTCAGGGACTTTTCAATAGTTCCACTTTAACCGCCGCGTCCATATCCAACAGCAGTCCACACAAAGTTCCGAGAGACCGCCGTATCAGAGGCGTTGAAGAACGTCACCGTAAAGCCACTGCCGCTTACGCCTGTAACAGTGAAGTAGTCGCCGTTCTGCATGTTCTGGGCAGTAATCCCGATGCTAGGCAGGTAGGCGTTCACTCCACCCAACGTTGCAGTACCCGTGAAATAGGGGTGGGTAAAGGTCACGGCAGTTGCTCCGGCTGTGCTGGTGACAGGCGTGGTGGGCTGCTCCACTCGGCGTTGCAACCTGGCTTGATAGCCCAGTTCATCGATCAGGATGTTCTGCGCTGTGTCGTTACTGGTGAGTTGCGTGCGGAATTGGAAGCCGCGTCCGTTGAACGTGCCATTCACAAAGCTCTGCCAATCGCTCCAGGTCGGTGTTCCGCTTGGATCATCGTTGGTGCGGCGCAGTTGCAATGCGGCGTTGACTTGATCAATCGTGCTGCCGTCCCAGTCATCCCAGGTATCGACAAGTTCGTTGCGGCTGTCGATCAGGTCGCTTGGGAAATAGCCGCGAGTGACAAAGTAACGCGAAAGGTCCAAGGCAAAGACATTGCCCAGATCCAGCGTGTTGGCAAAGCTATATGTGCCTGAAGACAGGATATTGCCGAGGGTATCGAATGAAGGAATCGCATCGACATCGGCAATGTCATCCAAGTCGTCATCACCGTCAAGGGTCAGCGCATCAAACTCATCGCTGTAAAACACATCAACGCGATTGCCTTGGAACGGCGGAGCGTCCTGATCCTCCCGGCGATCTTGAATCAGCAGTGGATCCAGTGCATCGGGCAGATCAATGATCACGCTGGCTTCATTGACGCTTAGCCTGCCGCCGTCATCAGCAAATTTGACGAGAATCTCGCCTTCCACCAAAGGCACAACAGCCTCCGTGGCACTGCCGGATTTCGCCTCAATCAGGTCAACGCTGTTGCTCCAGGTGCCCGTGCCATCAGTCAGGTTGCTATGGCGGATGTAAACCTTGCCGCCAACCTTTACGTCAAGATCAACGGTCTGGTTCCAGCGCAAGCGACCGGAGTTGGCGCTGATTGCTTCAAACGTCAGATTCTGAACATCACCAGGAACAGCAGTTTTGCCGAGAATCTCGAAGGAATCAGTGGCAATCGGGCTGGCCTTACCGACACTGTTTAATGCACGGATTTGAACAGCAAGCGTTCCGGCTCGCGTCTGACGAATAGTGATATTGGGTGATGCTGTTGTAACCAGCGTCCAGTTGTCGTTATCAATGCGGTACTGGATTGTGTAGGACGTGGCACGTTCTGGTGGGGCGACCCAGCTCAGGTTGAAGCCAGAAAAAATACTTTGGCCGTCCTGGTACAGAAATTCTGTGCCCGTGATACCCGTGACGGATGCTGGGGGATCCAGCGTGTTGGTGATGTCACGGTCGGTCAGCTTGATGTTGGATTCAATCGCGTCGTAAATCGTGGCGTTATACGCCAAGGCAGTTACGCCGTAGATTCCATCGCCTGCATCAGCAACATTCAAAACGCGGAACTGTTGGGATTGAATATCGCTCGTTTGGATTAACCACACCGAATTAGAGTTCGGGGCTTCGCTAAATGCGGTTGCTACGTCAATGCGTGCATCATTGGTTGCGTAGGTGATTGCACTGATGATCCTGGTTTCCACCAAGCCAGTTGGCATCAGTACAGAAACCGTGGGGCTATTGGAGAGGTTGACCGAAAGATTGGCGCTGCTATCAGGTGTGATGCTGGTGGTCGTTGCAGATTTGACCCTGCCGCTGCGGCGTGTTGCAGCCTTGAGTGGGTCAGCAACGTCAATCACCATCCCAGGTCTGAGGATGACGCCGCTATCAATCGAAACAGAGAACGTAACGGTTTCAGTAAGGTTTTGTTCGCTAAGAAGTGCCCACTTACCAGCCCGATGCGCCTGACCTTGGCTGTAACAACCCAGCAACTTAATGTCCTTGTTCAAAATGCCGTATTTGGCTACAGCGTCTGAATCCTCCACATATTCGTATTGAACTTCGCCCTTGGATTCGTAGGTCTGGTATGCAACGGTGGCGGTAGTGTGGCGAGCCTTCTGTGATGTGCCGCTATACGTGAAAATGCCGTCAACAACATTGCTTGGTCCCAGCAGATATTGAGAATCTGTCGGTTTGTCTTGCTGCAGTACCAGCGCACCAGCGCCGTAATACGCGATGCCTCGGAAAAGGCTGGTCATCTCTTGGATGACGTTGTAAACATCGTCGCGGCTATTTAGCAGCAGGTTGCAGCTAAACCGTGGCTCTTGCCCTCCTTTGCCGTTGCTAACAAGCGCATTGCAATACTGACTGATTGAGTAGAAGTCGTACCGATCCAGGCTGCTGGCAGGCACGGATGCGCCATAGCGGGTATTGGTAAGCAAATCCCACAAGCACCAAGCCGGGTCATTGCACCAGGTAGCTGCACCAAACGTTCCATCCCAAACGCCGGAATACGTGACACGTCCTAAATAAGTTGTGGTGTCAACAGTGGCGTTAGATGGAAGCTGAACTTTGATGCCACGCAGCAGATATTTCCGGGTTGGAATGTTGCTGAACTGGCGAGCATCAAAACGCAGATACGCCAGTGCGCTGTTGGGGTAACGCAGCTTTTCGTCAATAATTTCTGTGTAGCTTTGCCAGTAAGTTTCGTTCTGAGTACGAGCGGTAGATGCGTCTGCGCTTGTGCGAACAACTTTGATGTCTACAGGAAATGCACCATTCAACGTGATCACATAGTCACGCTGGTAACGGTTGCTGGTTTTGCCGCTGATCGTGTCAGTAGCAACCGTGTTGTAACCGCCGCCGTTGTACTGAACTTGGATTTCAAGGCTGACGGAAGAACCAACGATGTCGCCGTTCTCAAGAAATACCTGCAGGGCAGGCACCATCACAGTGATGCGAACGCGATCTACGTCAGAGTCGCTAATTGAACGAACGACTGGGACGGCATTGGTGACTTCAACGTTTACGGCCGTCTCGCTTTCTGTTCCAGCAAGATTGGTGATATAACTCTGTGCCTGTGTGCCGGTGCGGGTGATGATCGTGTAGCCCTCAAAATTTGGATTGCCGCCCGAATCCAAAACAGGGGTGTCATCAAGAAATATGCCTTGGTTGCCGTTTTCAATGCCGTCAATTTCTCCTTCGCTAAGGAGATCCAGCACGGTTGCGTACTGAACGGACTGGAGTGAGTCATCGGCTTCGACAGGCGTCCGGCTTCCACCGCCACCTCCACCACCGCCGCCGCCTTTACCGCCACCACCACCGCCGCCGCCACCGCCAGCACCCGCAATGCCAAGACCCAGACCGGCGTTATGGACACGAATGCCGTTGGCAATAAACGTGTGATGACCTTCAACGGTCAGGTTGTAGACCGTGCCAGTGCCCAGATCCTCCTTGCCAACAATCGGGCGGAGGTGGTTGTTCCAGTCAACAAGGCAATCGTCTGAGCCGAGCGTCCCAATTTCGACGAAGGCGTTGAACTGGTTGAGAACCCAGTGGTTTGGTGTGGCATCAAGATGATCACCGCCCCAGAGCCGATACCGAACGACCCTTTCGTCCGCGTGCTCGTGGACCTTCAGGATCTTGGCGCTGTGAACTGTGCCCTGGTCGTCAAAACTCAGGACATAATCGTCCGCCTTTAATTCGTCGATGCGGCGACGGCCATCAGGCGTGGCAACAAGGGTGTGACCTAGAAAGCAGCCGCCACCGCCACCACCGCCACCAGCACCAACGATCCGTGTCATTTCAGTTGATCCACGTCAAGGCCGCTGGAGAGAACGGCTGATCCAACGTAGGCGCGACCGTAAACAATCGGCACCGGCAAGCCTTGTTTTGCTGTGTTGACGATGCCAGAAAAACTGAACGATTCAAACTTGGACGCTTCCCTGCCGCGTTCTGTTGCAAAGGAAGTTTGGGATTGAGTAGGTGATGGAGAGATCGCTTGAGCGATGCCGCCAACAATCAAGGAAAGACCAATAAAACCAATAGCGCTTGCTGCTGCGCCACCAATCAAACCTGCTCCAGCGGCACTGCCCAAACCTGCACCCAAACCCAAGAAGCCGCCAGCAGCGGGACCGGCAATAATTGCAAGGGCTACAAGACCGATACCAGCCAAGATTTGACCACCACCGCCTCCGCCACCAGCACCAGTCAGTACGGGGGTAATGCTGAAGACTTCACGCTCACTCCAAGGCAGTACCAGTGGGGCTGCGTTTTCGTTGGTAACTTTTTCCTTGCTGATAGTTACGCGATAGCCAACTCCGTCTTGCTCGCTATCAATTAACCACTGAGTTAGCCATGGAAAATTTACACACAACGCCTTAAGTGCTTGCGCTGGGGTGTCGGCTTCAAATTCAAAACGGCACTGTCCCAGCTTTTTGCGGAGTGCGCCGTAGACCTTAACGACTTTCATGCCGTAGAGCCTTGGCAGTGCTCTTCAAATAATAACCGCCGTATATGTCCCTGCTACTGAGTCGGCCTTGCATGTGGTGCAGAATCAGCTGATCGCCCAAGTACACCGCCGCGTGGTTTGGCAGCGGGGATTCCAGCTGCATCAAAATTGCGTCCCCGTACTGCAGTTCCTCCAAGGGGATCGGGTAAAAGCCCTCGCTTGCAAAATTGTCTAGGTATAAATTCTCGCCGTTCAGCCAGAAACGGTCACGACGGTCGTAGTCGCGCAGATTCAGTCCAAATTCGCGGTTGTACCAGTCGCGGCACAGCGTGTAGCAATCCACCACGCCAAATACAAATTCCCGCCCGACATACGGAAGCTCGAAGCCGTCAGGCTCGCAATATCCCCACTGCTCGGTCTGCGGATTAACAATGTGCCAGGGCAGAGCTGATTTTTCGCAGGCAACGCGATCAGCCTGTGATGGGGCAGGATTGCTCTTTGGATGGCTGTGGATAACGGCAATGATCTCGCCTTTTTCCTCCACTGCTACATAATCCGCCGGGTCCAGCACAAAATGCTCGTCGGGCGTTTCCGCCATGTTGCGGCAGGGGAAATACCGCTTGCGACCTTTGACAACTGCAACCAGACCGACGGATTCCTGAGGGAAGCATTCTTTGGCGTGCTCCAATGCTGCGTTTTTGATCGAATCGCTCAGTTTCATCAGAACAGTCCGGCACTAGGGAAGGAGCCAAAAGGCAGCTCGGCGGTTTCACCGAAGCGCAATTTGCAGGAGCCAAGCCGCTTGCCGCATTGGTCTTGCGCCAGTGTTGCCACAACGTTGTCGTTGGCGTCCCAGTAGTTGCTGCCTGTATAGCCGCATTCGGTACTGCGGTATTTCCACTGACAGATGTTTGCAATGATCTGGCGCTTGGGAAGCATCACGCCGGGCAGGTCAAACTTGCTGGCAAGCTCGAAGCTGACAGAATCGCGGGATTCGTTGGCTTTGCGGTCCACATACCAGATCTCGTCTGGGAATTTGGCGTGAGGGTCAGCCGCCGCTTCGCCGTCTAGGTATTTTTTCAGTGTGCGAATACGCTTCACTGTTGCGCCACCCAGATCGTTGCCCGCAGTGGTGGCATTCACCAGCAGCAAAAGGGTTGTGATGGTGCCATCCAAGTTGGCGACCGTCAGCGTTGGCCGGGGCAGCGTGCCCGTGTTGGTGTAATCGAAGCCTTCAGCCTGTATTGGTAGGCGTGTGTAGCTGTTGCCGTTCCAAGTGATGTTGCCGGTGACATTTGCGTTGACGCCGTTATGCCAGCGGTACACATCGCTGCTGCCATGAAGTGAACTGTCCAAATGCAGCTCGAAGAGTTCGATGACCGCGCTGGGGGCTAATGCGGCAAGTTCTTCGTAGACACTTGAAATTGCAGTCCAGACAACCGTGTTATCGGTGACGGTGCTGCCAATGTCGGTGCCCCAAGTTGGTTCGCTGGCGGCTGATGTACCGGCAGTGGTACAGCGGAAAACTAAGCCGCTGGCCTGCAGCGCAGAAGCGCGAACAATATCGCCAACGACATAGGCGGTAGCACTAGCCCAGGCTGCGTATGCCATTAGGGTTCAAATACCTGCCGGAAAGTTACGTCGATACGGCTGCGCTGGTGGTCATACATCTCACGAGTCCAGCTGGGGCAGATCCACTTGTAAGACGATGCCGTGTCCGGCGGGCTCCAGTCAAAACTTGCGGAATCGGCAGCGCGAGCGTTTAGGAAGGTCTCAATAGTGTCCGCGTCAGTATCCGTGACGTTAAAGGTCAGTCGCCATTCCTTCGGGTTTTGATTGAGGCCATAAGTCAGGCGTTGCTGGTAGCCGTCGCCAAATTGCACCGTGCGAACAGCTGGATTGCTGGTCTTGCTGGCGCTGTAAACAGGGTCGAAATCAGGGAAAGTAGCCATCAGACTCCAGCGAGTAGACCGCCAGGACGTTTTTGCTTGATCAGTTCTTGCTGAACCGCAAGACCGATTGCCTTACCGAGTTGGTTGGCACCTTGTTCGTTGCCCTCCACACTACTGCCGCTGGCATCGACGTTCACCGTCACACTGGTGGCCCCGCCTGCACCAAGCTGATTGTTGGGGACAATCGTGCCCGAACGGCCTGGGACGAATAGTTCAGGACCACGCTCGCCAACCATGTAGGGAGTTCCGCCTGCAACGGAACCTCCTGTAGCCTTACCTTTTAATCCACCTGTGAGGAATGAGAAAAAGCCTATTCCGTCCGTACCTGCCAGGCTCTGTAAACCCGCATTAAGAAATACTTTCGAGAGACTGATTAAAGTTTGCCGTAGCGCACTATTCCAGTCAAGAGTGCCTGTTATTAGTTCCCCTAGTACATCTGTAACAGCACGCCCTGTAGCATTAAGCGCGTCTGTCATAGCCTGAACACCTGCTGTATTCTTTTCCCATGTTATTTCTGCAGCATCTACTTCATTTAATTTGTTTGTTAGTACCGTGATTTCTTGATTTAGTTCGGCCACCCTATCTTTGAAATCCGTCAACTGCTCAGGGTCAAAGGCCTCTGGTTTTGCTAGTTGCTGTGTAAGTACGTCCAATTCCTGGAAACGAGGACCTAAAATATCTTGGCGTCTTTCCGCTTGAGTAATAGTAAGCTGCTCCAATGGAGTCTTAAATTCAGGTTTTTGTACTCCGCGAATTTGCTCTTCAAAAGCAAACACTCGTTGTTCTTTCCGCAGCGCTTTTTCGAGTTTTAACGCTTCGTACCGTCTAGCCAGAGATAGTTTTTCTAGCTCGGCTTCTTCCTTCAAGTTTTTTAGACGTAAATCGAAAAGTTTTACTGTTTCCGTAACGGTGCCATTTCTCTGTGCATCTATTAGTGCTGCACTGCGTTCGATTTCCAGCGAATTAAACTCAAGACGTGTACGAGCGTCAATAAGGTTGTACCTGTCGTACATACCGTTTAATTGACCTTTCTCAAGCTCTGAAGCACGGATAGTTAGCTCCAGTAGTTGCTTGTGTTCTTCCGTAATAGCGGCTCCTACTTGTAAACGATTAGATTGGATTTGAAGACGTCTTTCTTCAGCAGCAAGGCTTAATTGATTTAACTCGGCTTGGTACGCAGCATCAGCTTGCGCATCTCTACGCTTACGTTCTTCTAGCGTAATTCCTTCGTCCAAAGCTCTTAAATTTTTCTTCTGTTGTATTTCTTTCTCAAGGGAAGCAATGTATTTTTGCTGATTTTGATAACGTTCAAACTCTTTTGTACTGTTTATACCTGCTAAGAGAGCCTGAGCCTGCGCTAGTTGCGTTTGTTTTTTAGATAACTCCTCCGCATCTCTTGCTTGATCTGTAATATCCGGTTGGACACCTCCACGTTGTCCGGGGCCGTACAGTAGATCTGATAAACCTGCTGTAAATTGTGCGTACACTGAATATATCTGAAGGCCTAATTCTTTGAGCTTTTTGATAAGTTTATCTGTGGCTTTTCCGTTTCGTTCTAAGGCGTCCACACCTTCAGTGCCTAGTACACTAACCAACTGTGCTTTGGCCAACGCAGCTGCACGGGCAGTCTGTCCGGACTGCTGCAATCCTGATATAAGTCTTTTTAGACGTGGGTCAAGCCTACCTACAGCCTGTTCCAGGTAACCTACTGCGTCACCGTCTTCCCTAAGCGACGCGGCAAACTCTTTAGCTGAAGCGGCGCTTTTATCGAAAACTGTACCAAGTGCGCTCAGACCAATTTGAAGTCCAAAGCCTCCTGGTCCGCCTCCTGCAGCCAGAGCCCCTGCAGCACCGCCGACAATCGAACCGGCTCCTCCTCCGAAAAGTAGGGGAAAGCCGGCTCCTAGAAGAAGATCTTCTTGGAGGCGCTGGCGCCTTTCCTCTAACTGTTTGCGCTGTTTAAGTCTATTATTTAATTCCTCTTGTATGCGTACTGCCCTAGCGTCTAAGATTGCTTGCTTTTGTTTTTCTTGCGTTATTTTTTGCTCCTCGTAGTATTGACGACGCGCTAAATCAGCCTCCAAAGAATCAAGTTCAGTTGTAGGACCAATCGCTAAACCTTGTTGTTGACGAGCATCCTGCATCAACTGGTTCAGACGCCGTTCTAGTTCCTCTGTCTGAGCACTAGCTTGTGCGAGAGCGTTTGCAAAGTTTTTTACGTCAGCAGTCTGAGCCGAAAAACCGCCTTTCTTTATAGCTACATTGCGTAAAACTGTCTGAAAAACTTCAGCTTGTTGTGCTGCTCCTTGGAGAGTATTACTAAACTTTGCCGTTCCGTTTGTAGCTTCTCTGGCAAAGTTTTTTATGGGTTCAAATGCAATTCGAAGTTTATCTCCCAGTTTGCCTGCACCAGGGGCGAGTAGATTAAAAGACTTGTTTAGATCCTGCGTTAAACGATTTAGTTGCCCAATAGCAGCTGTGACTTTTGTAAGACGGTCTGTGCCGACAACGTTCAGATTTATTACGGCTGAATAACTGGCCACGGCCCTGGCACGGTTCTGTTTAACCAGTTTACGCACGAAAAAGCCGCCGGGGTTAGCGGCGGCGTTTGGCCTTCTCGATCTCCTTTTCCTGGTCCTCGTTCAGAATCTGAAAATAGGCGCTCCAGCCGAGGATTTCCTCGGCGGTCATGGTGGTGCGAACTTGTGTAAGGGTTAGTCCCAGTTCTTTGGCGATGCCGAATTGCAGTAGGAGCCAGTTGTCCTTACGGAGTTCGGCACTCAGGATTTTGGGTCGATTGCCCCGGTTTCGTCGTCCGTCAGGATTGCCAGCATCAGGGCTTGCAGGTCTTTGTCCTTGACCTCGTTTTTGAGCACATCAATCTCGCCAGCGTTGAAGAGGCGGATGCCGTTTTCGTCGAGGGCTTTGTTGATCAGTAGTTGCAGGGCAAAGGCGTTGGCGTCGTCGGATTTGGCTTGTTTTTGAGCGCGTTCACGCTCCGCCATCGTCAGAGGAGTCACCCACATTTCAAAAACGCTGCCGTCGGATAGTTCGACGGTCTTTTTACTGGGCTCCAGGTTGGCCGCCTTGCGGAGGCGTTCGATGGCGCTCAATGCTGCGGGAGCAGGCATGTGATTTCAGTTTGGTCTGGTACTACTGTAGCGGACTAGAAGAAATAAAAAACCCCGGCGGTGAGGCCGGGGTCGGGTCTTCGTCCGTACTGATTATCAGGACTTGCTGAGGTCGAAGGTGGGTGCTTCGCTGGGACGGAAGTTGATGGCAACGCTTTGGCCGTCGTCCGGGTTCACGCTCAGGCTGGCGGAAGTCACGATCACGGGAACGGTGATCGAACGGCTGAGTGCTTCACTCACGGCGCCGCCGCTGCTGATCCGGTCGATGTACAACTTCATCGTGGCACCAGACTGCGAACGCTGGATCACGTCCTCAATCATCCGGCTGGACAGGTTGGTGGCGTCATCGGTGGTGTACACCGTGGCGGAACCAGAGCCGTCGGCGAAGCCGGTGATATAGGTGCGGAAAGGTGCGTACTGACCAATCGTTTGACCGATGGTCGTAACGTCGATTTCCGAACGGGTGATCTCGAAGCTCCAGTCGCGGACGGAGCCGACGACTGCGGGAGCAGCGTATGCAACCTTGAAGGCGTTGGGCGAAACGGCAGTGCCGTCATCCGTGATTGCAATCACCGTGCCACCTGCAGTAGCGGACACCTGCAGCACACCAGTGCTGGCGGTGTACGCAATCACGTAGTAGGTGGTGCCGGAGGTGATACCAGCAGGCAGAGTGCCGGTGCCGGCAGCGCCAGTGGTGGTATCGACCACGCTGAATTTCACGGGGTCGCCAACTTTGAAGCCCAGATAGGCTTCAATGGTGATTTCGTCGTCGGCAACATCGACGGCGGATTCACCGAAGGTTGCGCTGGTGCCAGCGGGAGAGTAGTACAGGGCGCCGGAGGTGCCCGAAAGGACGGTGGCCATAGGAAGTACCTACGAATGAACTACGCGGGCACTGCCCGGCTTAATACAGGTTAGCGCCAGTAACTTCCCTTAAGAAATAACTTGCGCTTTGAAGCCGGCTTCAATTCGTGAAATAAAGAACGGCGTAAAAGCACGGCGAGACTGCTGGTCCGGTGAAGTTCCAGCGAAATCAGGGCTAAAACTGGGGCCGCTGATGCCGTCGAGGCGCATGTACACGCCTGAATTAGCTTTTGAGGTGTTATTGATGGTGTTAAGGGTGGTAAATGCTGTGTTTACAAGTGTTTGATTGCGGGCAGGACCCTTGCCTTTGGGCGTGTAGGTGCGGATGACAATCGTGCCACGCACCATGTCGTGGCTTGTAGTCAAAGTAGGTTCAGTGGTTAGGCCGAATTGAATGTTGATGTGGACGAACTCCTCGCTACTGTCAGCGTCGTCGTTGAAGACGTTGTCGAAATAGACCGGGACAGCGGGGTCGAGATCGTTATACGCGCTCAGTAACGAAGCCTCAAGAGCAGCACGGATACTTTGGTAATTCATGCACCAAAACCTCTTGCACGACCGAAACCTTGACGGATTCCTTTAGCAAGATCTCTGTCTAAGGTACCCCCCAAATTGTAGTTGGTCCACCAGTTAAGAGGTGCAGTGCTGATTGCCAAGCCCTCACCCGCACCGACCTGTCCGCGGCGTTGTCCATACCTGATACCTTCATTTACAGGCTCTTTAATCGGACGCGTTTTTTGTCGAATAAAGACACCGTCAACTAAATCCATAGCTTCATCCGCGTAACTAGCCCCATTGACTATCTGATATAAAGTTCCGGCTGTAAAACGTGTCTTTGGTACGTTTCGCTTTGTATACCTATAAATACTGCCCGATCCTCTAGGGCCTCCAACAGCTGCGCCTTTAGGTAAGGCGTACCAGGCAGATGAAAATTCTCCTGTGTACGCTGGTCCCGCTTGGGCTAAACCGTTCATTATCTGTACACAAGCCTCCTGCGCTGCTGTAATCGTGGCGGCTTCAATATCCTTTACAAGGAACTTGATGTCACGGGCCATTATTGGGGCCTCAGAAGGATGGTGTGCAGGATTGCGTGTTCTCCACGGGCAGTCTTGCAGCTGATGATGCGGCCGGTCTTGGTGACGCTGTTTTCGGTGTACTGAATCCGATCCCGCACGCTAGGGACGTACTTACCGAGTTCGGCGTTACCGATGATGACTTTGAGGTCGTTTGTCTGGTAAAAACTCTCGAACTCTTCGGGATTTGCTTGGAAAATCAAGGCGCGAACAGTGACGCTTGTGTCAGCTCCAGAGACTTCACCTGTGGTGGTGTTATATGTCGGTGAGGTGTTGGCTTTTAAGTAGGTAACGTCCTGACCCCATTGCGCCAAAAGCGGGGCAGGTAGTCCGGCAAATGTGGAATCGACGAGGCTCATATCAACCTCTCACGACGCGGACTTGGTAGCCGCCGCTGCCACCAAGGCAGTAGGCGCCCAAATAAGACTGGAGCCAGGGATATACGTCGAAAATGTTGTTGATCGTTCCAACGGCTTGGGAGGTTTGGCTGTACTTGACTTGAAGGTCGCCCAGTTTGACTTCGTCGTAGAGGCCGGTGGTGCCGGTGTTGCCCGTGACGGCGTCGGTGTCGTTGGCTAATGCACGTGCCAGCTCGTAGGTGGCGTATTTGATGTCGGCGGGGATGGTGCTACAAGTCAGCTCCACCTGATCGACTTGGTAGTTGTTGCGGGGCCATTTCAAGGCTTGACCGCTATCGCAGCGGTCGCCGTAAAAATTCAGGCTGTCGATCCAGCGGGTGGCGGAAATCAGTGCGCGGTTCTTTGCGTCGTCAGTCTTGTCGGTCCAAGTGGTCGAACTTGGGACTGTTTCGAAGTACGTGTTTGCCTCGGCCAGCGTCACATAGCTGTTAGCGGAGGCGCTACTCAATGTGGCGTTGATCGTGGCGGCCACAACTACTACACATACTTTCTCGCAGTGTAGCGCCAATAAAAAAGCCCCACCGAAGTGGGGCCGTTTCCTCTCGATCTGATTATCAGATGGTGGAGGTGTCGAGGGGGCTGTTGACGGTGAGCTGAACCATGGGGATCAGGTCGATGTCGTAGGTGGCGCTCCAGTTGCCCGAGGTGGCCAGGGTGGCGTTGGTCGGGTTGTCGTTGGCGGAGGTCCACTTGGTGCCCATCACGTGATAGGCAGAGTGGTAGTCCACCGAGAGCACGTCCTGCTTGGACAGGATGTTGCGGTCGGCTTCGATGCGGAGGTCCTGCTGTACGCCTTCCAGGATGGTGCCACCCTTGGTCAGATAGCAGTAGAACTCACGCTGGTGGCCGGCGGTGCCAGGAGCCACGGTGTTGACGGCGGGATCCATGATCACGCGCAGACCGGCAAATTCGCCGATGCTGCGGGCGCCAACGCCCACGCCGCCACCACCCCAAACCACGGAGCCGGAAGCGGCCAGTGCGGAGGTGGAGAAGGTCAGCAGGCCAACCTGATACAGGTAGAAGCCAACGGAGGGGTGGACAACCAGGGTGTCCAGTTCGTCGCCGCGCTCACCCAGCAGGGCGCGGGCACGTGCCACAGCAGCGCCAGTCAGGAAGTTGGCTTCTGCGCCGCCGGAAGCAGCAGCAACACCCAGGTCGAGGGCGTTAGCAGACAGTGCCGAACCGAACAGACCGGACAGCTGGCTGAACAGACGGGCGCTGTTCAGTTTGTTGATGGCGTCGGCCAGCTGGTTGCGGATGTGCAGCATGGGGTCTTCCCCAGCGGCGAGCATCGCAACGTCGTCCACTGCATACGCGAAACCGCGATGGCAGATGGTGGCGATTTGGGTGCCGGTGCCGATCTTCTGGGGGGTCAGGTAGCCAGCGGTGCTGGTGCCCCAGGTAGCGGTGCCGTCCATGATCTCCTCGGTGGGAGACACGGGGTTGAACTCGGGCACCTGGATGCGGGTGCCGCCTTCGCGGGCATCCAGCAGGCTGTTGCGGACGACAGCGCCGCTCTTGATGAACAGGCTGCGCTCTTTGATCGCCTCAGACACATAGGTGCTGAGGTTATTGCGCTTGACGATGTCCGCCAGAAGGACACCGCCGGAATAATTCTGAAATGGTGCGGCCACTTCAAACTCCAGAAAGGGGTGGGTTGGGGTTCAAGTCACAGACTTGAGGTGGTGTCCCACGGGGACTTAGCGACCCGCTTCTCTCTTCAGCACAGCTGCGAGATCAGGATCGCTGGCTTCCAAGGCCATTTGCCTCGTTAGGTTAATACTACCTTCCTTCCATGGGTTAGCCATTCCAGGCGCAATCGTGGAGTTGGGAGTGGGTTTTGCACCCATTCCAGCTGCACTGCTTGGCTTGAAATGATGCTCGAATCCAGAACCGGGGTTCTTGAGATTGGAAAGGTAGGCGTTAATGTCTTGCTCAACACCGCCGTTCAAAACAACAACGCTGCCGCTGTCATTCTTGCGGAGGTTGTTTTGCAATAGCTGCAACATCTGCTCGGCGTTGATAGCTCCAGCCTGGCTGATGGCAGCAAGGGCGCTGGTTTTCATTGCGGCAGTCTCGTTTGAGGTGCGCAAATCCTCCAGCTGGCGGTTTAACTCCGCGATTTGTAGGTCTTTTTCCTGGGCGGTTTTGTTGGCTTCCTCCCAGAGATCTTTCCATTGGCCTTGGTCTTCCAGCGTTTTCTTGCGCTGGTCGTCCTGCTTCTTGTAGACCTCGTCGAGTTTGGCCTTGATGCCTTGGAATTTTTCCTCGGCTTCGACCGCTTGATTCTTCAACGCAGCAATCTGACTTTCGTACTCAGCTTTTAGCTGGGCTGATTGGTCAGGTTGGGGAGCGGTGTCGGCTCCAGCCACGGGCTGGGTAGGAGTTTCCACGGGAAATTCCTGGATGACTTGCTCTTCCATACTCAAAATTCAGTTTCGGGGGTTTCGGGGGTCTCAAGCACAGACTCTTTGGTCTTGCGCTTGCGGGGTTCGGGAGCAGGCTCCGGGGCGGGCTTGTCTTTCTCGTACAAGTTCTCAGCACGAAGCTCTACAAGTTCCCACTTGTAGGTGCCGTCTGGCTGTAGAACTTTGTCAAGGTGCTTGTCCATGACAAAGGAAAAGAGTGCAGTATTACTCTACTGCACTACACGGATTCGTCCTCTTGCTCCTCTTGTTCGGGGCTTTCCAGTAGTTCTTCCTCGGCGGTGGATTCGGAGGCGGTAGGAAGAATTTCGCCTTGGACCAGGATTTGGCGGAATTCGTCGCGGTCCAGTACGCCTTGGCCGAAGAGTGCAGTTAGTGCGGTGATGTCTTGGCCGATCAGACGGTCGATGTCGAAGTCGCGGCTGATCTTGACTTCTGGGGGCTCCAGCTGCAGGTAACTGGCGGCCAGATTGAAGGCGCCTTGCAGGGTTTGCTCTAGGTCCATGGAGACCATCGACAGCATGGAGTTGGTGTCTACGCGGTCGAGACGGCGGGCGTCGGCAGACTCAGCCACGAATTTCTGCTGGCTCAGAGTGCTGATGCCCAGCGTGGCCATCTGTTGCTGCAGTTCGCGGATTTCGTTGCTTTGGGCTTCAAATGCGCTCGAAGCAGGTTCCACGTAGTAGACCTTGTTGCCCGGCTGGGTGGCAATGGCGTAGTTCACGCTTACTGCCATGTCCTTGGTCTGGTCGTCCCAGCCCTCAAGGACAAGCATCGGCTGGGATGCAATGTGGAGGCTGTGGATTAGGTCGGCTTGGCGCTGGAAGTGGGCCAGGTTCAAATAGGCGATGTCCAGCAGCGGGGGCTTGCTGGTCATCGTGTCGGTCTTGTTTGAGTACAGCGTCACCAGGGGGATTTCACCCAGGCTGTAGTCGCCCGACTCCACCAAGTCGTAGTCGGAGGTGCTGGTGGTGGCGTCGAAGGCGTTGGGATAAGGGAAGCCGCCGACTTGCTCTTTCTTGGTTTCGGTTTGGCGGTAGATGCGGTATCGACCGGGTTCGATGACACGGACTTGGTCGTACACTTTTTCGCCGAACTCGCCGTCGGGTAGCACTGCCTTTTCGGCGATTCTTACCTGAACCAGGTTTCCGTAATTCACTTCGCGGTCCAAACGCCAGCCGTAGATGTTGCTGGGGTCGATCTCGATCCAGTAGGGGCGGCGGTTTAGGGCGCGTTCTTCGGCAAGGCTGCGGGCACCAGTTGGTGCGGGGAAATCAACCAGGGTGTGGCTGTGGCCGTAGGTCAAGGCGCAGATCAGACTGCGGCGGGCATACTCGTCTAGATCGGAACCGCAGCCGTCAACGTTCTTGGAGAAGACCTCGCTCCAGTAGGGGTCGCCGGTCAGTGTGATGGGTTTGCGCAGGATCAAACCGGCGGCGGCGCGGATCAGACGCTGCGTGTAAGGCGAGAAGACGGCGCGGTTGACTCGTGCGAGGTAGGCCGTGTAGTCCTCGCGGGGTTCTAGGGGGAGGAAGGCTTCGCTGTTCTCGCGGAGATACTCGGTGCCGAGCGTTACGGCTTTCATTATTTCCCAGCCCTTCATCTGCTCCATCACGGCGGCGGTGCGCGTGAAGGGGTTGTCAGTGCCGCCCATGTAGGTGGAACTGACGAGATGGGTGCGGATGCGGCCGGGGACTGCGTAAGTCATTTAGTCACCATTTGGTGCGGTCAGCCCAGTAGGCAGCCGACATCTTTCCTTTTTTAATGTTAGCTGCATGGCGTGCTTTGAAGGATTCACGCCGTTTCTTATCCGCGTCGGACTCTCCAGTGCGCTTGGGGCTGCCGCTGACGCCCTGCTGGCCGAAACGGATTAGTTTTACTTCGTCGCCCTCTTTTGCGAGAACTACGTGTGATTTAGTGGGGTGTTTTGGGGTGCGCTTGGGTTTGTTGTAGCCGTCAAATTTCTCGCCTCGGTATTCAATCGTCATCTTCTTCCTCCTCTTCGATGGGGATTAGGACTTCGACGCCTTGCGCCAGCTTAGAGACGAAGGCGCCGAGGATTGCGGGTTCGTTTGGGGTGGCAAATACAAATGTGGCGGTGGTTGTGCCCTCCTCGGCGTCAATTTCGATGTGGACGCAACCGCCGCTGACTGTTTCGATCATTAGCCGTGATACGCAACAGCAACAATCGGAACAACACTAGGCGTGCCAGAGCTGATGGAAGCAATACGCATACGCACTTTGTTTGCGGGTTTGCCGGTATAAAAATAGGCGTATTGGCCGTTGGAGTTGATAGTTTTGCTGCTATCTAGCTCGAACCAGGTGTTGCCGCCGTTGTAGTTGGCCTCGAAGGACAGTGTGAAGTTGGCGCCGCCTGTTACGACGGCGGCGAAGGTAAATTCGCTGCTGTCGGCGTGGACTTCGAAGGTTTGATTTACCGCAGTTAGTGGGGTGGACTGGTGGTGTTCCACCAGGTTGGTGCCGCGTGAGATGGTGAGAGCCATTACTTCCTCCGTTTTTTGGCGGTCTTGGCCGCTTCTTTGAAGGCTTTGGCAGTTGGGGCGCCGGGAGTGCCGGGTTTACGCATTTTTTCGCCCGAGCCAGCCTCAATGCGCTTGCGCTTGGCGGCGATATTTGCGTATAAACCCTTCTTTTTGGCGGCCATAACTACTTTTTCCTCTTGGAGGCGGCTTTTTTCGCTTTGCGGGCTGTCTCGTAAGCAATAGCAGCTGCCTGCTTTTGGTCATAGCCCTCTTTCACCAGCATCCGAATGTTTTCGGAGATGGTTTTTTGGGAATAACCGCGCTTAAGAGGCATGGCACCAGCGATTTTCTGCAGTCTAGGTGTCTTAATACAGGCGATAGGAGGTTTGGCCGAGGACGCCGTGCTTTGCCAAGTTGAATTGTTGGAGACACATGTAGCCAAAGGCGTCGAAGGCGTGGTCAACGCCAAGGTTTTTGTTGGGTAAACCTGTGCCGGGGGCGTAGGTCAGGGTGCGCAGAGACTTGATTAGCTCCTTGCAGCGCGGGTGGATGAAGGTGCGGCGGGCTCCAGTTGCATCGAGGAGGGCGGTGTTGACGCAAGTGATCTTGTCGCGGATTTTCCAGGGGGCTTTGGGGCTGGAGACGTTGAAGCCGCTGCGGCGCAGGATGTTGTGGTCGGTTAGACCCACGCCGCTGGTTTTGCGGGCGCCACCCGTAGGGTCTGGGCAAGCAATGATTCGACGCTCCACGCCGAAACGGCGGGTGACTTCTTCCGCGAAATCCCAGGTGGTGGCACCACCAGTCAGCATGATTTCGTCGAAGACGTAGAGGGTGTCGTCTTTGCGGACGGCGCAGATGCCTGACATCGGGTCCACGTTGAAGTCCACTCCAAGCAGGACGGGGAGGACGCTGATGTCTTCGGCTTCGGTGCTTATGTTTTCGTCGCTGAAGCTGACTGCCACTAGGCCCGAAAGATTTTCGAAGCTGGCTTCAAATTCTTGGCGGAATGTGCGGGCGTCGAGTTGGCCTCGGGCGGCTTCGATTTCTTCCGGGGGGACGTTGTCGCCGTCAATCGTTGTGAATTGCCAGCGGCTCCAGTCGGAATCGCCGCTGTCGGCGTATTGCCAAAGTTCGTAGAACCAGCTAGCCGTGCCGTCCGGCGTGGAAATGAACAGTGCCCAGCCCTGTTTGTCCGCTAAAGCGGGGCGGATCACCTCGAACCAGACTTCGCTGGACATGAAGGCGGCTTCGTCCAACACCACGCCAGCCAAACTGCGGCCGCGCAATGCCATTGCGTTTTCAGTGCCCTTCAGTTCGATCGTCGAGCCGTTCACCAGCTCGATCTTCAGGTCCGTTTCGTTCTTCGACTTGATCCAGGCTTTCGGGACCAGCTTTTTCATCACCTTCCAGGCAATGTCTTTCGCCATCCGGTATGTAGGGGCGGCATAAAAGAATGTTTCGCCCGGCCTTTCGATCGCCCCACGCAGCAATTCGATACACGACAGGTAGCTTTTTCCGAAACGTCTAC